TGTGGCACTAACATTGCCTTGAGTTTCTAAGCCGCCACCTGCGTATATATTACCCGTGGCACTGACCTTGTTGTCACTGTTGATGTTGCCGCCACGAATGTTGCCAGTGGCTGAAATACCACTGGCGCTGCCACTTATCACACCCACGCTGATGATGTTGCCACCAGTAATGTTGCCAGTGATTGAAGCGTAGCCTGTGGCCACCACATTAGCACCCGAAACTAAATTGCCAGTTGCAGTAACCAATCCAGCTGTAATTATGTTGCCACCAGTGACGTTGCCAACCGCAGTAAAAGTACTAGATCCATACATTGTGCCAGTAACAGCAAACGTATGCAAGGGTGCAGCATTAGCAATACCCACATTACCTGTGGCTCCCAACACTGCAATTCTTGTAGTTGAATTAGTCTGCAACAATATATTAGCATTGCCGTTTACATCACTGTAAACTGCTCGAAGCGCAGCGGTAGTCCTAGGCCCTAATCCAGTAGAATCTGCTGTGGTCCATTCAACTGAACCAATATTTGCACCCAAAGTAGTTACTGCTGTGTTGGCATCTGTGAACTGAATCTTTTGAGCTGTTGTGGCACCAGATGTTTGAGTCAACACTATATTGCCTGTGGTTACTGTAACATTGCCGCTTGTAACATTACCTGTAGCAGAGACTTGACCTGTAGTGAGTATGTTTCCTCCCTGCACATTGCCTGTTACGCTGTAAGCTCCGGTTACATTAAGGCCGGCAGGCGTGAATACCGCCACATTTGAAACCCCGCCCACGGTTATGTTGGCATTACCACTGGATGTTTGGATTTCGATAGAAGTTGTACCATTGAACAACTTGTCGCCAGATATGTTACCAGTTAAACTGGCATTGCCAGAAACACTTAGATCGCCAGTGATAATAACATTGGCTACACCTGTAGTATTTTGAAATGTCACGGTGTTAGCCGCGCCTATATTTTCAATAATGAGATTACCAGCAACACGCTTGTAGATAGCCATTTACAGTTCCTTTGTGTTATTTATACGGTATTGAAAGTCTTGTATAGGCATGTGAGCCAAGTTGGCTATGGCTCGAATATCTGACAAATCTGCTGTGGTTTCCCCGACAACACGGAAAAAACTGACTTTGGGAAAATCTTTGGTTATTTGCCGTAATTGGCGAACCCAATTTCCAGTAAATGTAGGATTAGCTGAACTTTTTTTGTAGAATTCTGTGTCAGCATAACAATTGTTGAACCTACCTGTGCGAGTTGGTCCCATATCAAATCCTATCAAATAGATCACTGTTGCTCCGTCTAGCGCAGCTTGTGCCACTGCAACTGGGCCCGAACTATATCCAAAATACTGTTGAGCTATGCGCAAGGCGCCTGACCCTGGCAGTGGTTTGCGTGTGTAGTGAGTGTGTGTTTGGCTGTAGCCGTCTTGTTGTATGCGTTGACTCACCGGAGAATCAGTAGATATCAAAACATCAGGTTCAAACTCTCGATAAATGGCATTACAACCATAAACACGCCCAAGTGTTTTTAGCAGGTTCAAATCAATTTGCCGACGGCTTATACCGTTACCAAGTACAAAAGCTGGTCCCATAAAAAATCCTCCCAGTATGTATCTGAGAGGACTTGGGGGCTAAATCAAAATTAGCTTGTAACGCTGTCAACTTGTGCAAGCTGTAGCGTGCCGTTTTGCGACTGCGAACCACCAATAACTTCAGCGCCAGACCATGTAACTGTGCCTTCGTCTGTGAAGAAGTTAACAGGGTAGAAGTTTTCACTGGACTGAATATTTACTCCGTTGTTGCTGTCTGAGTAGTTACCATAGGTCATACCGTTCCAGTCACGAACCCATTTGTTGGTAATGTAACTTGCATAAACCGCAGAGCTGTCGCCCACAGAGTAAGAAATTGCCATGTATCCTGCAGCCGGTGTTGCTGTATTTGACAAAATGCACTGACCAACAATGTATACTGTACCTGTGCCTGTGCCAGCGCCTGTGGCAGTAAAGATATCGCCTGCAGCCGATTGTGTACCACCACCGCATGCTGACCAATCAGTGTTGCCAGCTGAAGCAATCTGATAAGCAGTGCCTGATACCAAACCTGTGGCTGCTACTGTGGCGCCGGTGGCAGCAACCAAAAACTTATGACTACCTTTCTGACGAACAATACGACCAGTGTAAGAACTTGTGGCTGTTTGACTATCTGTGCCGTCAGACAACAAAATGTTGACCAATGCAGAAATTTCTGGGTTGGTTGCACTTGCTGTGCTGGTGGCAGGTGAACCGCCGACCACACCCAGGTAATCAGTGGCGCTCAAAGTAGCGTCACTGTTGTAAACCGGATTTGTTAAACTACCGAAGTTGGGATAACCAGCATCGGTTAAAATGCTGTTGTTTGTTTTTTGAATTTTTAGAGCTCGTCCCATTTGATTTCTCCTTATAGAAGCCCAATGTGCGTTCTAGGCACTACGCGGTGGTTGCCGCATAAAACGCAGAATTGCGTTGACTTGTATTTATGGAAAATGTAAAATAGCATTGGCTAGGAGCGTAAATATCCCTATGAATACTAATGAGTTAATTGATGCTGGTAATCAGCACAGAGCCAATGGACAACCCCAACAAGCATTGCATTGCTATGCTATGGCATTTGTACAAGATCCTGATTCCGCTGCGGCATTTAACAATTACGGCAATGTCATGCGCGAATGTGGGTATCCGCAACGTGCCCTACCATTTCTTCAGCATGCTGCTGTTTTAGATCCCAACAATGTCACTGCGCATTTTAATCTTGCAGTAAGCTATTTACTCATGGGAGATTATCCTCGTGGTTGGCCTGCTTACGAAGCTAGATGGAATTATGAACACTTGGTAGGAACTGAACCTAAATTTGCTCAGCCTCGTTGGCGTGGAGAAGATCTCCGAGACCGAACTATTCTTGTGGTAGGAGAACAAGGTCACGGAGACTGCATTCAGTTTGTGAGATTTGTTTACAATTTGCATTTGATGGGTGCCCGAGTCAAACTACAAGTAACAGACGGTTTGGTTCCGCTGCTCAACACCAGTGAGATCATGCAACAAGTTGCTGGTTACAACACAGACATGGGAGAATTTGATTACTGGGTTCCTATAATGAGTATTCCGGGTATACTTGGTATTACCTTGGACAACTTACCACGGATACAAAGTTACTTAAACGCCAATCCTGTGTTGATGAAGCAGTGGCAAGATCGACTAGGACCCAAGTACAAAATGCGTGTGGGAATATCCTGGAGTGGCCGCAGAGATTCCTGGCTCAATCAACACAAATCAGTGCCGTTTGATCAAATACTGACCATGATACAACGTCACCCTGAATATGAATGGATAAGTTTACAAGTAGATGCAGCTCCGGATGAAGAACAGGCCCTGGCCGAGGCTGGTCTAAAACTTTGGCCTGGATCAATTCACAGTTTTGCCGACACAGCCGCATTGATGCAACATCTAGACGTGATTGTGAGTGTGGACACTGCTATAACTCATTTGGCTGGTGCGCTTGGTCGACCTGTGTGGGTCATGCTCAACGCCTACGCCACGGACTGGCGTTGGTTGTTAGATAGAGACTCAAGTCCATGGTATTCCACGGCAAGACTGTTTAGACAACCCCAAATCGGCGACTGGGAAAGTGTTACAAAGAAGATTGCCCAATACCTCTCGTGGTACAAAGTTTAATCAACATTTAGATTTTTTTTGAAATCACGCTCAAATGCCAACCAAGATTCTTTTGTTATGAGTCCAAATGTCCGGGGCATTTGATTCATGATTCGGTTTCTAAACGCTTCACTGTGAAAGTATTGCTTGTTGGCTTGTATTCGCGGCAACACACGACGGTAATCATCTAGAATAGTTCCACTGTGTATCCATTGTTCCACAAATGCAGCAATTTTTTCCAGTCGAACGTTGGTATCTGACTCACTGTCCCAAGACTGCCAAGGCACCAGGTCTTCAAACATGTCAAGACCTGTAT